AATGAATGAATGGGATTGTTCTTCATGTGGGGAGGATTGTACTCCAGGAGACTTAGAACCTGGGGAGAGAAGACCACGGAATACAGTTATTATTTTTTGCGAGACTTGTGAAGAACTATTTGAGAAGGAGTTAGCGAAGGAATGAACGACTTAACAGCCCAGCAAATTGATTTCTGCCACCACTATCTCATTGAAAGGAATGGGACAAAGGCGTGTATCGCTGCCAAGTATGCGGAGAACTCAGCTCACGTTCAGGCTAATAGACTGCTAAAAAATGATAAGATTTTAGCATTGATTGATACAATGCAGGCTGATTCCCTTGCCAGGGTTGAGCTATCGGTTGATAAGGTCAATACAATTCTGGCCGGGATGATTGAAACTGACACCCATGACCTCTACTATGAGGGCGCGGATGGGGAGCTGATTCCTAAACCTATGAGTGAGCTGACATCAGCGCAGCGCCACGCTGTCAAAGGGGTGACGTTGCAGAATAGAATCATGGAGGCGAAGAACGGGGCAATGCTTACGGAGCAAACCCATAAGCTGGACCTGCATGACCGCGTTAAAGCTATTGATATGTTTTATAAACGTAACGGGGATTACAGCGATGGGACCGTGAACAATTTCGCAATCGGTCATGTGACCCAGTTGCAAGTGAACGCGAACCGAAGGAGGGCCGGGATGGCCGTGGAGGATGATGATTAAATATACAGAGCTACCAAAAGGGAGGCTGCTAACAGGGATGCCTGGATGCGGTGATGACTACTTAAAGACAGTGGAACCTATCTCCGATGACCTTAGTGAGAGCGAGTTTGTGGAGGAGATATTGAAACGCGCCGAGGAGATTGATGATGGTTGAGGTCCGCAAAGGAATAAAGGTAATTTGCGAGAGAGGACACACTAATTGCATAGACCACCCAATTATGGTGGTCCAGGATATTAATGACCCAGAAGTTCAAAGTAGGCTTGTGAATGAACAGGATCTGGAGGCCAGAGCCAAGATAAAGAAATCGCGCGACTCCTTGGCAGCTCACGCGATGGCTGCCCTGGTTGGTAATTCCGCAGCGATGACCGCGTTTGGAGCGGTGACTGCGAACCTGGACATCAGCGTTGAGGAGGTGGTGGCTAAGTCAGCCTATGAGTTTGCCGATGCGATGATAGCGGAGGGGGAGAGGTGAAACTATCCACTGAAACTGAATGCAAGATTAATGAACCGCACGTTCATCATAAATGCAAGCAAGAGGTGGCCAAGTGGCACCTGGTAACGAACTTTAACCCCATGCAGGTTCCCGGATACTGTTACATCCTGGGACTGGTCCTGGGGTTCTTTTTAGGGAAGGGCTGTGGGAGTGAATAAATGAAAAAGGCGGAGGGGGATAGGTGAGAAACAAGTCAGGAGTAAAGGGCAAGGTTGACCATTACATAGGTGACTCGCCTCCACGAAGGTTATTCAGAACCTTGTGCGGAATAAAATACCAGAACAGACGCAGGGAAATACTACTGACTAATGTCCCAGGTAATGTGAAATGTAAGAACTGCCTGGGTAAGATGGGAGCCAATGCCAGTCCTAACTAAAAAGAAAACACCTGAACAGCAGACCCAGGAGGTGAGCGATGACTGACGGCGTGGTCCTGACTGAAGGAACAGAGCAGCGCCTGGATATGACTGACGATGAATGGGAGCAACTGTCTTATGGTTGCCCTCATTGCGGCGGTGAGTCCCAAGAGTTTACCAAGAGGGTTTGGCCAGAAGGCGAAATGCTTCCAGGCGCGACAGATTACAGTGTCCATTGCGATGGCTGTTGTGCGGAAGGTCCCATTGCTCCATCAAAGAACCTTGCAATCCAGAGATACAATGGCAACTTTGACCAAACAAAAGACGCCTGAACAGCAGACCCAGGAGGACATCGCCAGCTTTTATGATGACCCCTTGGGTTTCGTCTTATATGTCTTTGATTGGAACGCTGGTGAATTGGTTGGGCATACCGGACCAGATGAATGGCAGCGCGACCTCTTGGAAACCATAGGGGAATGGGTTCGGGACGGTGACGGGGTTGCGCTCCAGGAAGCAACGGCCTCTGGTCATGGAATCGGGAAGGGAGCGGTGTCCGCCTGGATAATCCTCTGGGCAATGGCCACCAGAAAGGATTTAAATGGAGTGGTTACAGCGAATACTAAACCGCAGTTGGAAACGAAGACCTGGAGGGAACTTGCCCTCTGGCACAACCGATGTTTCATTAAGCCCTGGTTCGAATGGACCGCTACCAAGTTCTACCATGTATCGGCACCAGAAACCTGGTATGTATCGGCAATCCCTTGGACAGAGCGGAATTCCGAAGCCTTCGCAGGTCAGCATGGTGAGGACGTTCTTATCATTTACGATGAGGCTTCTTCGATCCCGGACATCATTTGGGAAGTATCCGAAGGAGCGATGACACAGGCCGGTTCAATGTGGTTTGTGTTTGGTAATCCAACCAGGAACACTGGGCGCTTCCGGGAATGTTTCGGGAAGTTCAAGCATCGTTGGGGCAGGCAGCAGATTGATTCCCGCGATTGCAAGATGACAGACAAGCGGAAACTGCTACAATGGGTGGAGGACTACACTGAAGACTCTGACTTTGTTAAGGTCAGGGTGCGTGGGGTTTTTCCCTCTGCCAGTTCGATGCAGTTCATTGCCAGTCATCTGGCTGAAGAAGCCAGGGAGCGGGAAGCGGTTTGTTACCTTCAAGAACCTTTAATAATGGGGGTGGACGTTGCCAGATTTGGGGATGACCAGAGTGTTGTTTGTTTTAGACGGGGAAGAGATGCGCGAACTATTGAATGGACTAAATACAGAAACCTGGACACCATGCAGCTTGCAGCCAGAGTTGCAGAGCTGGTTCGAACCTACCAGTCAGATGCGGTATTTGTTGACGGTGGAGGAGTTGGTGGTGGTGTAGTCGATAGGCTTCGGGACCTCCAGGTTACCGTCATCGAAGTGAACGGCGGGAGTAAGTCCGGGGACGCTGCCTACTTAAATAAACGGGCGGAAATGTGGGGCAAGATGCGGGAGTGGTTGCCGCATGGTGCCATCCCGAAAGACAACGAACTGATGGACGATATGGTGGGACTGGAGTACAAGTTCACGCCGGAAAACAAGATTCAATTGGAGAAGAAGGAGGATATGAAGAAGCGGGGCCTTTCATCACCAGACTGCGGGGACGCCCTGGCAATGACGTTTGCCTACCCGGTTGCACCGAAGGGAATGGACAAGTACCGAAGCGAGAAACGGAACGCCAGGAGAGAATACAGCCCATATAAAAGAGGGAGAAGATAATGCCAGGAGCTGCGATACTAAAAACCTTTAAAAAGCGGGAAAGTGGTGAGCCTCTTAGTCAGACGGATTATCTTATTTTGGATTCGTTTGGGTTGAAGTCCACAAAGCCAGCTCAAAGCCCGGCAGACCCAGCAATAAACAGACAGGCGTCATCAGCACCAGCCGCCAAGCAAGCGGCAAGGCCAGCATCAGGTAGAGCCTCACAACGCGATTACCGGAGTAAAAGCGGACCTTCCGGAGGAGGCAGGGCCAGCGTCTTGGCCTCTGAACTAGAGCCGGGGCGCAAAACCTTATTAGGGGGATAGTAAAATGCCAGGAGCAGGCGGGTTAGGGTATTACACAGAACAGGCGTTTTTAAAACAATTCCCTGGGGAAACCATCACCGGCAGGACAGTGGATGGGAAACCTGTTGCTTCGTTCACTAAACCTGGCAAGCTAGGAACCTTCTTCGGGCAGCACATGGTTAGTCAGATGGTTGAGGGTGGGTTGTTTACTCAAGGTGTTCCGCCTTCGGGGAAGACTCCGGCCACTGTCCAGTCAATCACGGTCACACCAAAAGGAGGGGGGACAGTTGATATTCCCAGGGACGCAACCAGGGAACAGGTGGATGCGCTGATTAAGACGGTGGAGAAGAAGAGGCCGAAACTGAAGACGACACCAGATAAACCGAGGAAGGTGCCAGAGAAACCGAGGGGACAACCTGGGGCTGGTGGGAAGGCGGCCCTGTTGAGCGATGTTCCGGAAGACCTCACCCTGGGGAAGCCAACTTTACTAGGGGGGTAGCATTGACACCAATCCGCGTGAGCCATGTTACCATTGCGGGGAAGGAGGACCTTTATTCCCTGGTGGAAATAGCCAAGGAAGGAACCACGGAGAGCAACTACCGCGGCTTGGTATTCAGCCAAGATAAAGCAGCGGAATATGTCTGGACATATTTGTATGATAAAGAGCTGGACATTATCGTTGCAATTTTAGACAATGCGATTGTAGGGTTTGTTATGGTTGCCGTGAGCTACGAATACCATGAGCGGCCATTTTGTTATTTGTCAAAGTTCTGGGTGGCAAAAGCGGGAAGGCGCAGCGATGCAGCCAGGAAACTTTTAGCGAGAGCAATCACCTGGGGAACGGAGGCCGGGTGTTCTCACGTTTTCGTAACAGCCACCGCAGAGCTTGACAAAAAAGAGCAGCAGCTTTTTGAAAACTTAATGAGGAAGTCTGGTTTCTTGGATGGGGGACCGGTTATGAGTCTTAAAATAGAACCCTAACCATTTAAGGAACCAGCGCATGAGTAAGTTTAAAGCTATATTCGGAGGGGGCAGAAGGCGTCCTCCACCACC